GTTTGATAAGTTGTTGGTGTATGGTGAAGACGGTTGTCCGACAGCCTGAGTATTTGCAGTGATAGCGCCATATGAAATAGCGTTATAAGACACGTTAGCCTGTGAGGTAACTGCATCAGATACATCGAAGGTTGCGATTGTATTAACAGTAGATACTGTGTTAGCAACAGAAAGTGAAAGCACGTTACCTGTAATACCTGTGATCTGGGTGTTAGTACCGAGGTTAGTACCAGAAACGTACATACCTACGACAAGACCGTTAGCATTAGGGTATACAGTGATGGTTGAAGCAGAAGCGATACCTGTTACCTGACGGTAGATAAGGTTCTGATCCCATTGAGTGGCGCCATATTCAAAAAATGCGTTAACCAAAAGGTTAGCAATTGTGATTGAACCGAACGATGTAGCACCACCGTTAGCGCCTGGAAGAGTGTTAACTACGTCAGTTGCAGAGACGAGCGCTCCTTGACCGCCTTGTCCACCAGCACCGATAGTTACTGTGTAGGAAGTGCCGGGAGTAACGTTAAGGTTCTTAACGATAACCTGACCAGCGCCACCGCCACCACCAGCGACGTCGCGTGAACCGCCACCGCCGCCTCCACCTGCGCCAACAAGAATAACTTGTGCGCTTGCGACACCTGCGGGAACTGTCCAGGCACCAGAGGATGTGAATGTAGCTTCGTTTACGTAAACTCGACCTGAGTTATCGTTAGGAAAAACTACAAAATCTTTATATGAAGAAATTGCCATTTATAGATACCTGTCCTTTGGTTGTTACTGGTAAACGCCGGAGATGAAGAAATCTACTGCTGAAGCCACGTCTGCGGTGACTACAACAAGATCGCTTGGGTTAGCAACAAGGCGTGAGTCAAAGTTGACTGTACCGTTACCTGAAACCTGAAGCTGAGTGCAGAAAGAATATCCGCCGATTGTCACTGTGACATAGCGGGTATTTGCTGTCTTGTTTGACAAGACAATGTTTGTAATAATTGCGGCAGTAGAAGCAGTGATGCTTGTGCCTGCGTCAGTGGTAGCTGCTGTACCACGACGAATAAGTGTTACTGTAGGTGTAGCCATTATGCTAGAACTCCCATGTATGCGTAGGTGGTTAGATTAGATGCTGTTGAATTTACGGCAGCCACCTGCGTGGTTCCAGCCGAGTTAACTGCTGCGACCTGAGTGGTACCAGCAGAGTTGACAAGACCAACTTGAGTTGTTCCAGTCGAAGTAATTGTTGAAACTTGGTTAGCTGTAGCCGCAACGATATCGTTGACGCCCAACATTGTTCCAAGTTGTACTAGAGCATTTGCATAATATGCATAGTCTGTAGATGTATATGTACCGCCAGTTAAACTGGTAGTCATATCGTTGCTTAGTTGTGTGATCTGCGAACTAAGCGTTGAGTAACTTGTCATTCGTTAGGTTACCTGCCTTCCAAGGTTTCCACTAGTGTATCTAGATTTATACTGTTTTTGTTTCTATACTTTTTAAGCTTGAGCTTCAGTCCATGAAATACGGGCTGAAATCTGAGAAGAAGCGGAACCGATATTGGTAGCCACAACTACAAGCACGTCTGGACCATTAGGGAATCCAGGGGTAGAAACGTTTCCGTTTCCTGACATGTATGAGTTTCCAATATCCTTTGCTCCCTGAAGTGAGTACACAGAAGAGTTGAAGTTTGACGCTCCACCACCATTTTCTGAGAAGAAAGAGAAGATAGAGTCACCACCAAGAACAATTCCAGAGGGTGCTTGGATCGCTCCAGAACCGTACCCGTTATCAATAAAGATAGCCTGAGCCAAAGATGAAATACCTACGCCGTCACGAGTCCAGTCATTTGGAATACCAACATAACCAACGCTTGGTGTGAAGGTGATTGTTCCTGACACCGTCGTGGTGTTTGGTGCGCTGAGGGTTACCACGTTACCGTTTACAGCGGTAATGTAGGCTCCAGTAGCAATACCTGTACCAGAAACTAAGGTGCCGATCTGAAGACCAGTTACGCTCGTTACGTTTAAAGTACCTGTATCAGCGACGGTAATAGTGTTCTGACCAGAGGTACCTGTAACTGAGGTACGAGTAGTTGCCAACTGAGCGGTTGTCCAGTTGGTATAACCAAGGTATGAAGGGTTAAGGATAACGTCGATACGATATGAACCGTTAGTCTGAACAGCCACTGATTGGAGCTGCAAAGCCATTCGGTTGATCAGTTCACGTACACCAAAGTTACGGGCAATCGCGTTATCAACTGTTGGAGCAACTCGAATTGCAAGGAGTGGACGTGCGGTACCGGCCGCAATCTGCTGATACTTAGTCATACCAGCGGTAAAGACTGGTAGCAAGTCATTCTGGAATCCGCCGTCCATAACAACTGATGAACCCCAGTGCTGAATAATAGGAGCACAGTTTTGGTTAATCGGCTGTATAGATACCTGAGCGTTTCCGCCAGAACCTGTAAGAGATGAATCAGGGGTAAATGCAACGCTGCTCAATGTACCTGAGTATGTGAATGGCTGATCTGGGTAGTTCAACGTAATTGATGAACGTCGACCAACAACTGTTACTGGATAACCATTGGCTGTAGAGTTAAATGCACCTACTGCTGAGTACTGAATAATTTCAAGGTTTGTATCGTCCTTAACGATTGCATAACCTGAAGATGGCCAGTTAGTGGCTGAGTCAATATACAAAGTAGAGTCTGTTGCATTAAGAACAGATCCATAAGTTCCGGCTCCACCAGCAACCAAACGGCTGAATACAAGCGGGCTGTTATCTACTTCGTAACGAGCAGGCAAGTTACCTGACTTCTGGTAAGCAAGTTGGTTTGTGTTGGCGTTAACTACGCGGTGTACGTAGATAATGGATCCACGAGGACCACGAACACCAAAACGGATTGTTCCAGCGCCGTACCAAGAGTAATCAATATAGATCATCTGCATACGCTTTGGATCAATGACGAATCCTGAAGGACCTGTTCCATCACACTTATCCATGTTCCATGTGGACTGTGGATATTGAACAACCTGAGTTACCGTTGCACGAGCACCTGTGGTTGTAATACCTTTAAATGCTGGAGCAATATAAAGAACAGTATCGCTGGAGATTGCAGTAACAAGGTAGGAAGAACCCTTAATAACAATCTTTTGACCAACAGCAAGTTGCTTACGGAACTGTGTTCCTACACCATTAACCTGTGGGCTGTACTGAGTAAGGTTAAGACGACCAGAGAGTACCTTCTCTGAGTGACGGCGGTTAACAGCAAACTGTGAACCGTTATACGAGAAATAGAAACCGTTCTGCTCGTCAAACATACCAGAGCGAGTTTCAGCACCCTGCCAGCCAACAGCATGGACGTAAGAAGACTGACCATTAGGGGTAAGGTCTGTATAAGAAACTGGCTGTGTCAAGGTTACTGTGTACTGGAATACGTTTGAGTTACTGACAGACGCAACTGTAAACTGACCGTTGTATGGGTTGTAACCAGAGGAGTTAGTTGTCTGAATGTTTTCTACATAGATAACTGCACCAGCTTGAAGACCGTGATCTTCCATAGTGGTAACAGACACTGTCTGGGTTCCCACAGATCCAGCGGAGAGTGAGATACCATCAATATTAAATGTAGGGGTTAACTTAGCGCCAGTAGAGAACTGCATACCCTTACCAGCTTGGTAACGGAAGTAACGGCGAGTTTGACGAATAGCCTGAAGTCCCGGTACGTTGTTATAAGTAGTAATAGCAACACCCGCGTCATATGGGCGGTGAATAACATAACCGTCAGACTTAGGAACAATACGCCCAGTGGTAGGTACTGTTACCTGTGACTGTTGTGCATAAAGAGTAAATACCAATTGATTTGTCTGAGGAACTTGCTTGACTACATAGTCTCCGTCAAAGCTGTTAGTTCCTGAGATAGAAACAGACGATCCTGGGTATAGACCGTGCGGGTATTGGAATGTAACAGTGACGTTAGACGCAGGAGCAACACCATCAGTTACAGCAGTCCATGGATTGAGAGTGTTAACAGCGCCAGTAATTGTTCCAAGAGAAGGATAGTTACCGCCCGGAATGTGAGAGCCGTCAAAAAGATCTCCACCGTAAACTGCAGAAAGGTTAGGGTAAATTGTTTCACCAGAAACAACACCCTTGGCACGATAAGTAAATGTATAAATAGTAGGTGCAGAAAGAACAGAGTAGGTTCCTTCTACGCGGTAGTTCTGTGTTTCTTGAATGCTAACAACACCACCAGCGCTAAGGCCATGAGGTGCTGAAGACGTTACTGTAACAACAGAACGTGGGGCGGTTCCATCACCAAAAATAGAAGTAACAGCAATAGCGTTACCACCGTTTGGCTTAGCAAAGAATGAAGGGTAGTTAGACTGAAGGAAGACTGTCTCCCACTTCGAGGGCTGGACTGAGTATTCAAAGTCCGTATCGATCAATGACTGTGGGGTAGAAACGCGCTGCTTTTGAACAGCGTCTGTGAAGGTCTCGTCAGGGGTTGTAACAACTGAGTTGTCGTCGTAGTAAACCTGAATAAGGTCAGTTGACAACATGTTGGCATTAAAGTAGGTTGGGTTCAAAACAATAACTGTATTGAAAATACCGTTACCTTGATCTGCCTTTGTATAAGAGGTATAGCTTGTTGTATTATCTGAGAAGTTATAAAGGATAACGTTACGTGTGATGTTCGTGATGAGCATCATGCGCTCAGGACGAATCCAGCGCTCAAGGATTGTTAACGTATATGTCGATGGATTAAACGCGTAATCCGTTTCTTGCAATACTTGACGTGACACTTAGTATTCCTTCCTAGATCAAACTGATTGGTGACACAACGCGAGTTGTTGTCGTAGTAGTAACAAAAGATCCTTTAGGAAAGTAAATTCCCAAACCAAGTTTTGCATCCGCTGCCATAGCATTTGCTACCGCTGAGCCTGATGGACCCGTAGGACCAGTTGGACCTTGAATACCAGCGCCTGTTGCTCCAGTAGCACCAGCAGGTCCTGTTGCGCCTGTCGCTCCAGATGTTCCTGCAGGTCCGGTTGGTCCTGTAGCACCAGTAGGTCCAGAAGCATAGGATAGCGAATTCCACAGAGTTACGCCGTCACCTAATTTAAACTTACCTGTATCTAATTCAAGACCAAGTTCGCCTTGAGCAAGAAGTGAGTTTGCTGCAGCCCATTGAGCTGCAGTACCACGCCTAAATTGGACTTGAACTGACATTAAGGAGTTCCTCCATCAACTGAAACGGTTCCACCAAAGACTGAGCTAGGGGTTCCTGCGTCTAGATTACCAGTAAGGGTACTAACGGTACTTGATAAACTCGTAGCCCCTGTTGAAAGTTGTTTAAATGTAACCGCAGATGTACCAAATGTATCTGTAGATTTAAGACCGCAAATCCAAGCGGTGCCACCGTAGTTGGTGCCTTGATTAACTTGAATAATTGCAGCAGCTAGTTTTGCTGGGCTGTCTGCGTCATTATCACGAATAAATATGCCCTGTACCCCACTTGCTGGGGCTGTTGAGCAAACATACACACCATTTTGACGAGAATCTGTTTGGTCTTTAAATAGAACGCGATCACCTTGTTGAACGGTATAACCATCTAAAACAAGAACACCCGTTGATGTCAAGGTAAGTTGATCTGAGGCAATTAATGGATCATTTGTTGTATTAACTCCAACAGCATAGGAGGCTGGGACGTTAGTTGTTGTTGCAACCCTGGCTGCCTCATGAACACCTAAAGTAATCCACTCTGGTGCATACGATCCATTTCCTCCATAAGACATGAGGAATTGTCCAGCCTGACCCGCTCCAGTTGCCGAAACCATTTGATTATATGTAATTGGGGTTACCGTATCAAGGGTTCCTCCAAGAGCTTGCGTATAGCATTGGAATGCCTGGCCACCATTAAGAGAACCATTAAGGACTTGAATAATAGATCCGCTAATCTTAGGTAGCGTATCTGAGTCGTTATCGCGTATAAGAACAATATTTCCGGATCCGCCAATACCGCCATTGGCTACAACATATACGCCATTTTGACGAGCATCTGGCTGATCTTTAACAAGAATACGATCTCCATTATTAATGGCATATCCATCAAGCGTAAGTGTAGAAACTGAAAGCGTAAGCGTTGCTGCGGATGTTGGGTAGTCATTAGTCGTGTTAGCCCCAGCAGTGCCAGATGCAGCAAAGGTTCCAACAATCGCTACTCCGGTTGAAGAAACATTTACAGGTTCTTTAACATTAAGGCTAATAAACTGCGGACCACCATTGGCAATATTGCCGTAAGACATAAGGAACTGCCCGGCTGTTCCAGCAACGGTTGAGGTAGTGGTTCCTGAGTTATTACCAAATACAACACCGCCCGGCGTTACTCCAGTTATACCTGTTCCAGCAGCTCCTGTTGCACCAGTTAAACCTGTCGGACCTTGAGCTCCAGTGGGGCCTTGAATATTTCCAGCATTAATCCATGAATTTGTGTTGGTTGACCAAACATAAAGAGCGCCATTAATTAAATAGGCTTGACCAGCAGTACCTGTTGGGTGTGCGGCTTGAAGCGCAGCTAGGGTTGAATAGGATCCAAGAATTGTTACGCCAGTACCTTGTGCTCCAGTAGCACCTGTAGGACCCGCGATACCTTGTGATCCAGTAAGGCCTTGTGGACCAGTAGGTCCGATGTTTCCTTGCACACCTTGGTTACCTTGCGGTCCTTGTACACCTGCAGGACCAGTAGCGCCTGTTGCACCAGTATTACCTTGTGCACCTGTTGCGCCTGTAGGTCCAGCAACACCTTGAGCACCTTGAGCACCTGTAGCACCTGTAGCGCCAACTGCTCCCGTAGCACCAACAGCGCCTGTAGCACCCGTTGCTCCAGTTACACCAGTAGCTCCAGTAGGACCAACTAAACCTTGTGGTCCAGTTGGACCAGCAATGTTTGAAGCAGCACCAGTTGCACCCGTTGCTCCAGTGGCGCCAGTAGGACCAAGGATGTTACCGACGTTCTGCCAGTTAGTTCCTGTCCATACTTCAAGAGTTCCATCGCCAAGTAAATAAGCAGAACCAATTTGACCCGTTGGATATGCCGCAACAAGGGCAGCATAATTAGGGAATGATCCACGAATTGTTACAGCGGATCCAGTAGATCCAGTCGGACCCTGAAGACCAGTCGCACCCGTAGGACCTGTTGCACCGACGGATCCAGTTGCACCAGTAGGTCCAACCGCACCAGTTAAACCTGTTGCACCAACAGGACCAATAGAACCAACAGCACCTGCAGGTCCAGTAGGACCAGGAACGGTAGACGCTGCACCAGTTGCACCAGTAGCACCAGTGGCGCCAGTAGGACCTGTGGCTCCAACGTTGCCTTGAACACCTTGTGGACCTTGAGGGCCAGTTGCACCACTTGAACCAGTCGCTCCGGTCGCGCCTGTTGCACCAATTGCTCCCGCGGGACCAGCAACACCTGTAGCACCCGTTGGACCAGTTACAGTAGAAGCGGCGCCTGTAGCACCAGTGGGACCTTGAGGACCAATAGGACCTGTCTGACCTGTGGCGCCAGTTGCGCCTGTTGGACCTGTGGATCCAGTAGGACCAGTTACAGTAGAAGCGGCGCCAGTTGCGCCAGTAGGGCCTGTGGGCCCAGTAGGACCAGGTATACCTTGAGGACCAGTAGCGCCGGGACCAGTGGCTCCACCACCATACGGATTACCGTAGGCCTCTTCGCCGCCTTCGCTGTTAATAATAACTTCATATGGATTTGTCATAGAGTATCCAATGTTACTTGAGGTTGAGTAAAGACTTGACCTCTAACAAAAGTTTCTTCATAGTTAGGGTCGCTAGACGTAGCACGAAGATCCCAGAAGGATCGAAGTGGCAACATGTCTGTTTGGTAACGTGTGAGGCTTAACTGAATACGGGCGGGGTTATTTTGCAAAACTGTAATTGCAAAGTCAGCAAAAAGTGTTGGTGAGGTGGGGTAGCTTCGAACCTGGGCTTGAAAAGATAGCCCAGTAACATCTCTACCAAAGTCTAATATGATAGTAAAACTATCTCCTTGAACTCCAAGGTTAAGATCATAGATCGGAACCTTAGCCACAGGAAGCGTGCGCCCAGTAACATTTTCTGGAATATACAAGCGCTCTGGCATAGAAGGGTCATCAGCCTCTTGAGCCACGTAAAGTGGGACAAGGCGATTAGTTGTACGGCTGACACGACGGAGATTACCCATCTCAATCTTCCACAAGCCCACGTTAAGTTGAGTACAGATGGTCCGGTACTGCTCCCAGCGTTGCTGGATAATATTCGTCAATTGGCTGTAGCGTTGATCGCGAGGAATCATAATTCCATCAGGAGCCATAATGTTGATATCAAAAGCCGAATCAGTGGCTAATGCCCAAAGAGCCTCAATAACAGAGAGGATAACGATTGGGTATTCCTCAACATGGTCAAGGGTGCGTAGAGTTACTTTTCTACCAAAACCGTCTGTTCTGTTGTAAGTGTGCTGGGTAATAGAGGTATTGATGTAGTTTTCAATTTCGCCATCAGTAAAATAGCGGTAAGCGTTACCAAGAACTTTAATCACAGAACCTTGAGCAGGAGGGTTTACAAAATAAATTACTCCGTTTTTATCTTCAAGTACAAAATATGTAGGTTGGGTAACGATGCTTCCATCTATAGTTACTTGAATAGACATCGCGTCAACTGGCTTAAATCCTAAGGGAAAGGTTAGTTCTCTTCCATCGCCAATAAAAGTTTTGCTAAAAAGGCTTGCGTGGTCGGCTAGTTCAGAGCGAACTTTTGTTACTAAATCATGAAACTCAATCACGATATCCCCTTACCATCCGCCTTCATTAATAATCTCGCACTTTAAGTAAAAAGTCTTTATAAACGAAACAGCGGGTAACGCATTACGCGCCCCGCTGCTCGGTAACCTTTGTTATTAAATAACGCCAGCTAGATAACCCTTTTCCTTAAGGTGGTTAGCCACATGCTTTGAAACTGTGTACTTTTGACCAGCCTTAAAGTTATAGTAATTACCTGATCCTAGAGTCATAGACTCAATGTCAGCAATTACGCGAATCTCTACTGAGTCTTGATCTTCAGTTGTCTTTACGACACTGTCAACAATAACTGTTTGACGATTTGGTTGGGTTGCATCAATCGGGGTGTCTAGTTCTGCTTTTGCTTCCGCAGTAACCATAGACATTTCAGCCGCACGCTGTTGTAGTTCTTCAGAGTGTTGCTTAGCGAGTTCATCGCGCTTACGTCCTGTGACGTCGTTTGGGTTCCGAGCCATTTGTAATTCTCCAATGTAGTGTCTGTTAAGGAAACTGACGGGGGGCTTTCGCCCCCCAATCAGGTCGTACTATTAAGTTTTTTTACAACTAAGTTCGAACTTAGTTGGTTTCTGCAATCAAGACTGACTGATCTGTGATCAAGCCAAGACCGAAGATTGAGTACCAAGCAAGAGCGTGCTCACGACCGAAGTCCAAGATACCGCCATCGCGAAGTTCAACTGGGAGTGAGATAGCGTGACCGAATGCGTTATCTCCAATGAAGATTGCGCTATAACGATCAGCTGCACCGTTACCTGTGAAGGTGTTAGGTGTTGTGTAGCCTCCACCAGCAGCAACTGTTGGGTTAGCAACAGCAGTGTCAGTTGTATAGCCAGCACCAGCACCACCAGGAACCTTGAGGACCTGTGTTGTCTCAATGAATACTGTGTCGTACAAACGACCAATTTCACCGAGCATGAAGTTACCAGGAGCAGCGTACTTTGTTACTTCAATGAACTCTGGGAGGTCACGAAGACGACGGCTCTGGTGAGGGTGAACGAACGCGACGTAAGTCTCGCCCAAACGAGGGATGTTCTTGGTTGAGAGTGTCTCAACTGCATCCTTCACGGTACGGGTTGAAAGGAAGAAGTTTCCTGTCATAGAAGCGCGTGAGGTGCCTTCTGTGCCGTAGCCGTACCAGTTGTTTACTGCTGAAGAGATGGCTGAGCGATCTTCACCGTAGATGGTTGAAGATGCTGCATATAGGGTGTCGCGTGAAAGCTGATCAAGATAGATAGCCATGTTACGACCGAGAAGACGTGAGGCTGAAGCCATGACGTCGTCGAATGAAGCATTGAGAAGAAGTTCTGAAACAGCGAGGGCATAACCATGCTCTGTAACTGTGATTGAGAACTGCTGTGCTGTCAATGCATTTGTCTGCATACGAACACCTTCGACGAGCGGTGAAGCAAAGCCAAGGTTGTTGTAACGCATAAAGTTAATCTGAAGACCAGGAGCAACTCCTAGTTCAGTCTTCTTTACTGCAAATTGCTCAAAGCGAAGGATTGGTAGAGCCTGAAACAAGATTTCCTTGGACCAGATTGTCTGAATCGCTTGAGTGAGTTGGGTGTTTGTACCCGAGTATGCTGTTGGTGCGGCTGCGAGATTGCCGGTACCTGTGATTCCAGATGCCATTTAGCTATAGCTCCTTAATAGGTTGGTTGAGTTAGGGTTTAGCATTACCATCTCTGAGCTTCGCCTCGAGCTTTTGGACTCAATAGACGATCTCGATATTTCGCATATTCTTGTGCGGACATTGACGCAATATCTTGCGCCGAGAACTGTGTTTGCTCCGAATTAGTTTCCAGTGGTCCTGCTGGAGGCAAGGTCGCCCTTGTCCCCGTCATTTCACGGCGTGTATTCTGCATAGCAGATTGAGCCGATTCAAGAATTCGTGCTGAGCGCTCTTTCAAGCCCTCAATACTTGCGTCTAAATCTTCGCGAGTGTTACCTCCGACGAGATCCAAAAGTTCAGGCATGATGTTGTCACGCTCTGCTTCTAGACGTTGGGTCTTATAATTCTGGAGATCTGCAAAAGTTCTTTCCTGCTCCAGAAGAGCGAAGGCACGTTCACGTTCTTGACGCTCACGCTCCAACTGCTCCTGCCACTCAGCTTCTTTTTTGGCAATGAGATCACGAACATCCAAAGATGATTCTTCCTCAGCCTTTTTGCGAGCTTCGATTGCTGCTAACTTCTCAGTTTCTTCTGCTTGCCGTTGAGCGACTTCTGTTTCTTTCTCCTTACGGAGTGCTTCTACTTCTTTCTTAAGGTTGTCAATGACAGGATAAACTTTATCTTTTTCCTGTTGACGAGCCTTAACCAAATCCGCTTCGCTATAAAACTGTGCTTTGCGGTTTTCGGTTACGTTAGTAGTAGCGGCTTCAGTTGTAACAGTTGATGCGTCAACATCAGACACGTTTACTACTGGAGTGGTTCCTGCGTCGACCGCGAAGGCCTCAGCAGCTGCTTCTGCAACTTCCATGTTTCATCCTTTGATTCTAGGGGTCTTTTTCCGATGTGAGAGCACGTATGACCTAACTGTGTGTTTCAGTATTTAATTTTGCCGTACCTACAAAAAATTACAGGCTAAACTGCCCTATTTCTCGTAGTCTTCCGGAACTCTCTTCTGAGGAATTTTGGTCCCGTAAGCTTCTGTAACAAGGCGGTTACGTAGACCGGCCTCTCCTTGGGCGAGCATCGCTGACGCCTCATCCACGATCGGTGTCGCAGCATTTTCGTTTCCACCCATTGGTTGACCCTCAGGTCCGACCATAGGTTGACCCGCTGCACCGTCTGGGCCAGGCATCATGCCTGTCATAGCCAAGATTTCCTTAGCAATATCATTCTTAAGCATTTGTAATGCGCCGTCTGCCTTGGCGTCGTCCATAAGTTCTTGACGGATCTCTTGAATCTTTTCTGCAGGAAATTCTTCACCAAGTGAGCGAAGTGCACCCTCTTTAGACTCAAGACCAAGAGACAACTTAGTCTGGATCTCATTAAGTGCGATCAATTTATCAAGAGGTAGTGGCTGTGGGAAGTGAACGATTGAACGGTATGTATCTGCGTTGTTTGGGTCTAACTGTGTAAGTTGACCATTCTTAAGGGGAGTATTAAAATCAGGGTTCCAGGTAAACATCTCAGGTTCTTTAAGACCAATGCTTAAAAGAACAAGTTCATTAATACGCTCTAAGCCATGTGCGTATTGAATAATCTTCTGATGGTAGCGGTTCATCAAAGGCTGGAACATAATTGAAAGCGCAACACCAGAGGTGTTAGATACAGGCATTGCCTGACCAAGAGCGGTTTCAGGAACACCAACCATTTCGTGCATAGATTTCTTAAGCATCTCAAGGAATTCCATTGCGCCTTTAAGACCCTCAGATCCACCTGAAAGATTTTCTACCTTGGCATCTTTTGGAAGACCACCCCAAACCTTGTTAGGTCCTTTTTCTAATTGAGCTGCTTTTGCACCAATAATAACTGTAACTGGGGCGGCGTGATAATTAACAATATCAGCAACATCCGTAGCAACTTCATTATAAGTACGATTAATATTAATAATATCGTTGCAGTCGCTAAGACCCCAAGGACTACCGCTAATACGTATGTTTGGGATATGAATAACAGGGATGGTGCCGAGGGGGTTTGGTCGTGAGTCAATAAGTTCGTCATTAATATATTCTTCAATAATGTCTTCTGTCAGGATCTCGGTATAAGTAAACACTTGACGTGTTCCTTCAAGAGAAGTGCCCCAGAAACGATACTTAAGTTTAAAACGAATTAAGCGCTCGCGATCATGTGGGTGAAACTCAGGAAATGCAAAAGAAGAGTTCAGGGGAAGAATACGAACTCGTCCCGGATGCACACGACCCGTAGGATCTTGATAAGCCTCTTCATAAGCAACTTTAACAAAGCAGTCTCCAGATACAGATCCTTGCTGACCTATTTCCCACAGAACTGTGGCTTTGTTGTTATCCACTTCCCAGACTCTTTCAAGAATGTCTGGCACGATTGCTTCCGTTTCTTTTGGGGAACGGAAGGAGACCCCTTTGCCGAAAGTAAAGTTAATAACAAAATCGGTAAAGGCACGGTAATAATTAAGTGCCATCTGCGCTTCACCAGTTTGGCGGCGGTACGACCAGTGATGACCTAGGTACATAGCCCAGTTCATTGAGTAACGGTTTAGGCGAGGACCATGTACTTCAAACTCTTCGTCCGCTAATTCGACAAGCCCAAGGGGGGATATAGAGATTGTTAAATCACTTGACGCCGCCCTATATGAAGGGGGCGAGAAGTCAATTGAACTCATCTATAGTCCCTCTCGTTTGAATATTGAAATAATAGCAAAATTGTCGACAAATAGATTTTAGGTTATCTAAAGGACTCGCCTTTAATAAGACCCCTACCCATAGGCTTGGAAACTTTACGAAGTTGTTTCTTCTTTTCAGCCTCTTGCTTATCGTGGACTGTGTCCCGCATTCTTGGATCTACTTCTTTTTCAGACTTAACAAAACGACCACCCATTTGAAGATACTTGGCATGAACCCAGTGACCTGCTGCTGGGGAGGGCCACTTAGCAAAACGTGACTTTGCCTGCACAACAATTGAGTTATAAAGACGTGGATTAGCGGGAACCTCGTGAGGAGCTTCCTTTACCGCTTTACCTTGAACATATGCCATGAATGATCCTTAAAGAGTGACCCCCGTGGTGCGCTTGCGTCAGAGGCGTCGGGGGTTCTGTTTTTCTATATTACTCTATATTAGTCGTTAACGACCGAAGGGTTAAGGCGCTGTTGGTGTCCGCCATCGCGCTTAACTTCTTGGAATTCATTCTTACCGTGGTCAGCAAAAGCACCGCCAGAAAATTCTGAGAGGTGTGATGGTGCTTCTACCCAAGCTGCAGAACCGACGTGTGCGCGTTCACGCATTGTCTCCTCTGGTAACTTTTCGAAAACATTTGCATTACGGTTTGGACGGTTTGCTGCAGGTGTATAAGCCTGCATAGCGCCCTTTGTAAATTCGCTTGGAACATCTGTATCTGTTGCAATTCCTTCTTCAAAACGAAGTGGGCCGCGATTACCTGTTGTAGCAGGTGAGAACTTGCGATCATAAACAGTTCCTGGACGTTCAGCGAACTTTGGGTCTGGTGCGATTGTCATATATGACTCCTTATTGGGTTTGAGGACCTCGTAGAAAAGTATCTCTCGTTTAGGTCAGGTATGTACGGTAAAGTCGTAATTATCTAAAAAAAGGAGAGCTAGTTACTTCTACTTGAGGCAGGGTTAGATCCATTGTCATTGCACAGGCAATTGCCAGACTATCGGCAAAGTCGTCGTGCGCGTGCGCTTCGTCAGGGGCGTGGGCTAGAAAATTAGGTCCTTGGAACTTAATTTCCAGATCCGTCATCTGCTGATAGAAGCGCTTCCATGTACGCAAACGCCGGGTTTTAGCATGCGCTGGGTATTCAATCATTCTGCGATCAATTAACGCTTTAAGGTGTTTCCAACGTTTAGACTGCTCTGGTTGACTAGAACCGATTGCGTGTACTTCTGCTCTAGGTATTAAAAGTTTAAGGCGCTGAGCAACAGCGTCACCAACACCGTTAGCGTCAACCCCCACTGCAAGTACGTCATAACTCTCCAAGAATGTTTGAATTTGAAAGTACTGATCTTCCCAGTCATCGCCCTGAATTTCTAACCAATTTAATATTCTGTGTTCGTAATACCCAAATTCGTCTGGGCGATCCCAGTTAACCCATACTACCGTAACAACGGTTGAGTCCATTTTACGTGCAGGGTCAATTCCCACAACAACAGGGGATCGATGCCAAGCCTTCACTAATTCCATAGACGTGTCTTGCAACTCATCCATAACGTTAGAAGTTACAAACATACCTCTATCAAGTAACCATTTACAAGAGTACGACATCTGAAACTCATCGGAGTCTTCACCAATTCGAAGAACTTCTTTCTTAATAAACTTTCCATAATTTGTCTGTACTTTTGCTACTTCACGCCAGTCCCACTCAAAGTGATTCTGCCGACCACGACCAGTTTGTCTACGCTTGTTTAATTGAATAGATCGGTAGAAGTTATTCTTATGCGTAGTGGGAGTACCCGTCTTAACCATAGTTCCCGAATAGTAAGCCAGCATAGGAGAGATGGATTTAGAAACAACAAAATCATCGGCTTCTTGACACTCATCAATAACAATAAGATGAAAAGACTTAGATTCAATCTTTGCTCGTGGGTTAGCGGTCATCATAGAAAGGGTGGATCCAGAGTTCTTTAGCTTGATCTGTCGAGTAACACCCGTCACCTTGCCAACGCTGTCGTCTATCTCTGTATCATTTAATATTTCCAATGCGCGTTCAGAAGTTAATCTATTTACAGCGCGACCAAATAAAGTTTCTACCTGACCCTCAACTGGAGCAAACATTCCAACCCAAATACCATCTTTAAACTTACCTAAAAGTTCTGGGTACATTTTTGCTAATCTTGGAAGAAGCACCATTAACGTAACTACGGTGTTAGCAATAGTCTCTGATTTACCCGACTGACGGGCCGCAAGGGCGGTAATTTCTTCGCCGTCATTAATAATTACTGATTCGATAATGCGACGAGCAAGGGGCTTCTGATAGGGGTGTAGATCGTGACCAACAAGGGCTTCCATAAATTGCATGGTTCGGTCAATAATTTTTTCAACAAACTTCTTGGAGAGTTCGTCTAGTTCGTCTTCTTCCTCCTCAAGGAGGATCTCCCCCTCGACTTCGTCAAGGAGTTCTTCTTCGTCAAAAAATAATGGGTCAGACATAGTAAACCTAAGTGTAGAAGAAAACACTAGGCTCTGGCTTTTATACCAGAGCCGAGCGTAACCGCACAGGGAGAAGGAAGTGAGGTGTTATAAGTCTACAGGTTTTTTATTTCTTACGTATAGTTCGTTTACAACCGCATGGATTGCTTCTGCTCCAATTAAAGCTTCTTCTACGTAGTTAAAATCCCCGCTTTTAGTAAAGTTGCTTAGATTTCTTCCCAAATCAAACATTGCTTGATCTACCCACACGTCTAATTCCCTAGTTGGAATCTGCCTTACTCGGCGAGCAATTCGTTCTGAAAAGGGCTTATCCCAATTATTGACCTTCTTTTTAAACATTCCAGTCTTCAATCTCTTCAGTGGAGGTATCCATTTCCCGACCTCGAAGCGCGGTAGACAATAAGCGATCTATATCTTCATCTGTTAAGTATTCTGGGTTTTCCACAGTGGGGCGTAATTTACCCATGTAAAAACCGGGCTTTGTAAAAGGCACTCGAAAAACTAAACAAGTACCCGTTCTATATGGCCACGTAGTTTCTTGTGTATGCCCCACTTCAACAATAGGGAGTGGTCGACGGTGGTAATACTCTAATGTTCCAACGTATAGTGATCCGAATGTTTTCATGGGTTGTAGTTAAAGTCCGTTCCTTGTCCTCGTTGAAACCCGCCTTGTTTGCGAAGACGATAGTCTACCCATTTACCGGATAGCTTGGTGCTCTGCTTATATTTCCCAAGTTGCTGCTGGAGTCTTCTCGAAGTAGTGACGGTATACGCCAGCATTACTCTCTGATGTTTAGACACGGAAGACATGTCCACAGCACCCATGCTAGGCCATGTATCTAAGCCTGATTCACGAAGATAGATTCCCTTAGAAGGTGCTTCCTTAAAACGCTCCCACATATCGACTGGGACATCGTAATAGTTCCACCATGTGCCGTCACGGAACACCACCGTGAGAACTTCAGTCTCGTGGTTATAGCCAGCGCGAATAGTACGCGGACGTTCTGGGTTCATTGTAGATGTTGCTTTAAGTTGCAAATCTTCGGGGACGGCGTCAAGACCCTCTGCTTCTTTATCGCCCTCGGTTACTTCGTAAGTAGAGTCTCCGATACCTTCTTCAAAGTCTTCAGTTGCCACAACGATGATCTCCTGTTTTAGTTTCTAACATTCTTTCTTCGCATAGCGAGCAAACCATAATCCTTGGCGCCTTAAAATTGTTTTGTACTGTACCGCCCACAGGCATATCTTCGCCGAACTCAGTTTTATCGTATTGATCCGTGATGATCTCTGGCTCATCAAATAACTCTTGTGGGAAAGGCCCACGAGCCTCGCGTACGTGATCTGGTACGGGGTGAACCTGTATTGTGTTATGCCTTTGGATTCTCATCAGCAGTCTCTACTGCTTTAGTAGTTTTTGTTTGTG